CGTGTGCCATAGCCAAATCGTTGAGGCTCTTGACCTCTTTGTTTGACATGTGAACAAGCGTAGTGTCAGGTCCACGACCTTTATCGGCTATATGTTGGGCAGCAAGTTGTAGGCTCATTTTTGCCTCGTAGATGGGGGGTTGATCGAGTTTATCACGCCTTAATCCTTAATGGGTAACTTGTTGCAGCCCCACCAGACGTATCGTAGTAAATATCACCAGAGCGCAAGTTAGCAAAATCAGCTTGTGTTGGCAAGCTAATTGAAGGTGCGCCCGCTAGAGTCGGTGTAGAACAACTCAAAGCAGAAATTACTTGAGCGGGGAACCCACCACTAGCAGGTGTTCTCTGCGTTGATACTACTATTGGGCCGGGATTGTCTAAGCCGTTGAAGTACTGACGAAGAATACTTGTCAAAGAATCTATAAAACGTTGGTCATATTCAACCGGAGCGGCTGGAAGTCGTGGGGCGCTTACACCTTTGTTTGCCATGCTTATCTCCTACCGTCTGCACGAACATCAATACGAGGCGCACCTAGTTGCCACTGTGTGCCTAATGTATTCGACTCAAGTTTGAACTCCATTTGGCGTCCGCGTATCCGCACAAACACTTGTTGTGTAAATTGTTGGACGTTATATGTTGTAGTACCTACATACGATTGCTTACTTGTTACCGCTGGATTGTCTGAGTCCCCGTAGTTTGCGCCGGGGTTTTGACGTGGACGGACTGTAAAGTTAACGGCAGGCGCGGCTGAGGTGGAGCCATCAAATGTAACGTCAGGTATGAGACGCCATACAAAACCAAAATTATGACCATCACCAATATCAAAGTCCGAAGATTGAACATAGGAATCAATAGCAACCGGAGTGCCAGTCTCGTTGTTGTCTACACCTGTCTCTTGATACACAAGACCACCATTTGTATACGCGCCACTAGAGTTATACCCAATAGCTGACATAGGTTCTGCACGTAGAGGGCTATCTAGCCAAGCAGTGCGCGGGCGCACAGTTGTACCGTTCCAAGTACCGTAGTACCAAGTACGCTCAAGGTGGTTGTATATAACATAACGATCAATTAAACGGTTGGGGTCTGCCGCAGTTCCCGTTCCATTTTCACCAGTAGAAGTTGTCCCTGTAGTAGATACATAAGACCACCAAATCTCGTTATAGCCTTCATTTGTGCCGGATATAAATTGGAATGCCTCAGTCATATTTATGTTGGTATATATGTACTGACGTAATGCGCATGGTAATGTTTCCACGCGTCCAGAATACATATAGAACTTATCGGTACCCATCCAGTAAGTAACATTGTTTACCGTGGTTATAGCATTAGGACTAACAATAGAAATGTTGTCTGCAAGAAGTTGATTACCCCATACATAAGGTGCACCAAGATATTGGAACGAATAAATAGAGGCGTCAGTAAGAACCAAAATTTCTTGGCGTGCTTGTATAGCAGTAACAATAACAGAACCGTGGCTTAGACGGATACCGCCCGCTTGGTTAGTAATAGATGGGGTCCAAGTAGCTAGTGTGTTTTGATCAGACCAACGAACTTGTAACGGGTCTAAAGTGGTAGAAGCGTATACGCCAGTTGGGTCGTTACACCCAAAAGCAAACGTAAAACGCGAAGAGTCAGATACCAGAACAAAATTAATAACCGATGGACAAGTTGAATCTGGTGTAAATGAGCCTGTTTTTGCAACTACAGCTGTAGATGCTTTAATAATCTGTCCACGGTCGTAGACGTTAGAACTTGCGTTGTTTGCCCAATAGTACATAGCCCCACCACGGGGGTTGAACACTAAATCTTCACCGTAGTTGGATTGGCTCCACAAACGTAGTTGAATGCCTACACCAGTAGTTGCAGGAGAACCGTAACCTGTAGCAGTTGCTGGGTACTGAGATACTTGATCTCCGCTTAAATGTGCGGCTGCGGTACTATTTACACCACGGGTGATACCGTTAAAAGATGGAGTACCTCCTCCAGTAATACTTGTGTATGTAATACCTTCGGTACCAATATAAATTGTTCCGCTTGCGGCAAACCCGGTAGTGGACGCTACTACTATGTTGGCTGTCGAACTTGCGTTAATACCACCATTAAGGGATGTTACATAAGATGGCCCAAGCGAACCACCGTACCCACCAGCGCCATAACCAGCCCCATAAGTAAAAGTTGTAGCCGCAGTATTAAGTTGGTAGTTTCCTACTGTAGCTGACCCACCATTACCAGAATCGCCGCTAGTTGCATTAACTGACGCAGTGATTGTGTATGTAGTAATACTTGGCACGGTCTGTACTTGGTACTCTCTGTTTAATACAGTAGCAGTAATAGCCCCACCAAGTGAAACTGCGCCACTAAAAATTACAAAGTCACCCACCTGTACACCGTTAGCTGCATCAGTCACAGTGATAGTTGGTGAGCCAGTCGTAGCCGAAAAAGTTACATCGCCAGCCGCCGTAGTTTCTCGTATGGGGGTTACATCATTGAACGCGCCGCCGCTTGAGTTCTGTATGTAGAACTTTAAGTTTGTGCCAAGGGACAGTAGGTTATACCCAGCCAAGTTAATCCAATTCCATATGGACTTAGTAATACCCCAGTACGTCCCAGTACCGCTTGGCACGGTGGCAGATGTAGAAGTACCGCTAGTAGCAACAAGCGTGGTAGTCGGTGCAGTGGTAGCTATAACACCACCATCCGTTTGCCAACCGCCAATTTTTTCAGGGTAGCCAGAACGAAAACGAATTTTGTCCGAATCAAACCACCCACCCTCATTAGAAAGGGTAGTACCTTCGCGGTTAACGCCGGGTCTGAACTGTAGTTTTTGTAATGGCATGTTTTATCCTAAGAACAGGGCACGTTCGTCTTTGCGACGATTCTCCAGCCCTTTGAGTATTCTCCCACCAGCCCTGCAATACTTCAAGAGTTCTTCCGCAGCACCTTCCATATCCCCGCGCAGAACCTTCTGACGGAGGGTTGAACGCTGTAGTGTTCCCAGACCAACATTGAAACTAAAAGATATGAGAGCATCGTATTGACCCTGAGTGAGGGGAACAGGACAGAACTGAACCACACCTCGCTCAAACCTAGCCAAATCTGCTTTAAGAATTCCATCGACTTCTTCCATGCTGAATGTGCGGTTGTCTGCATCCTTGAGGCCAAACCCATCGCGCTCTTCTATCTTCATCTTGCCCTGCTCTGGGTACAAGACGTGCCCCACCCCCACCGTCCACAGCTTGGCTGGGCAGCGATAAGGCTTCTGACGCACCCCTTCATGGTGCTTAATCATCTTGAGGGCTTTATCTGACAAGTTCATTTCTTGCCAAATGCTTGTGTACCAAACCAGAAAGACACCACGGATGCCCAGATGATTTGAGTCTCGTTATCCCACAACAAGTCTAGAGCTACATCAAACGGCACTTCCTTGTGATAGGCAAACCAGAAGCCAAAGATTTCTACGAAGGCAAACAACACAAACAACCCATAAGTTATTGCAGGGCGCACCATAGCACGGGCGTTTATGACCCACAGGCTGGCTCCTTGACCAATAGCAATATCATGGGCATACAGGGCTTGACGCTCCTGCATGGCAGTTTGTGCGTTGGTAACTTCAGCGTTAATCTGAATCTGCTCGGTTTGGATATGTTCAATACGCTCTTGGGCTTCTAGCCCTGCCTTCTTCAAGGTCAGTTCGCGCTCGGTTTGCATCTGTGCCAAGGCTAATTCATGCTGTTTGTCAGCACGGTCTTGGAAGAAGTCAAACAGTTTAGGTAACCCGCCCATCAGAAAAGACAGCAGGGTTGAAAATAGCGTCATCATTTTGATTCCTTTAATTCACGTTTAAGTTTGCGCAACTCTTTCATCTCTTGCTTGAGTTGGGCGCGCATGTATAGGGTTTCTACGTATGCCATTGAGGTTGCTGCAACAACAATACATAGTGCGACTCCTATCAGTATCCACCAGATAAGGCGCGTAGTTGCCACATTAGCCACCCAAAAACCATAGATATGAACATCACGGCAATTACTCCAGTTGTTATTTCAATTACACGAATCTCGTCTTGCTCTTGCTTCCACCTTGCCAGCCTATTCCTACGTATCAGTTCTGACCTTGCCCACGCTTGTTCTTGTTCTATTCGGGCGTGCATCTTGAGGAATCGGCTATACAAATCTTTCAACTCAGGCGGGGCATAAACCATCGCCTCTCTAGTCTGCTCCATCAACTTCTCCATCTGCAATTCAATCAGCGCCCGCTCAATAGCTTTTTTGCTGGTGTTTTGCGTTGGGTCATAGTTGGTCTTTGATGTCTCCTCTAGTTCAAGGTAGAAGTTTGTAATCTGTTGTTGCGTGTCAAAGAGGACGCCAATGTTGTCACCAATCTCGCTGATGAGTTTGAGTTCAAGTTCCTCGTAAGACTGTTGTTGCTTGGCTGTTTTGGCTTTCGCTTTTGCCACAGGCTTTTCTTCGGTTGGCTTGGCTGATTTGCTAATGAACAGACCAATGAACCAATCAAACACACCCTTGATTGCTTTGACATCGCCAATGACCTGCTCGGCTGTCTTCTTAGCCCCTTCCAACTCCATACGCCCTTCATGCAGGAGAGCACACCCCTGCTTGATAAAGCCAACGGCGGTTTGGGCCGCCATGAGAAGAGTGAAAGGGTCCACATTAGTGTGCTCCTACCTTGATAGCATTACTTTCCCAGCTTTCTGCTGGGACGTGGGCACCAAACATCCAAAGCACGCGAGAAGTATCGCCCCCTACTTCAGTTACATAGTGTTCAAATTCAGATGCTAAATAACAATGCAGTTCACCAACTTCATGGTCAACCAACTTTCCGCCTATATACAAAACCCCGCCAGCATCAGCAGCGCGGGTCATTATGTTACATCTAAGTGTCGCTAAACCTTCTTTTGACGGAGAGTCTAAGTGCTTATACACATCGCCACCACCAAACGTGCAGGATACAACTACGCCATCCCTACCGTGCCCTTCAATCAAACCATAGGAATCAATTCCACAAAACGCACGGATACGATTAGAAATATCTAAAACAATTTGGGGGTATTCAAATCTATGCCCAGACAAACGCGTAGTAAATCTTTTATTGTGTAGATAAACAAGTTTTCCATTTTCATACGCGATAGGCGCGTTCCCGTTGCGCGATGCGCCTATACCGACATTAAGCCATTCTTTTTCAACACCCTCATCTACCCATGCGTTTAAAGCAGAGCATTCTTCTCGCGTCAAAAAGTTTTTATGGCGTTCAATTCTCATTTAGTAGTTAGGGGTGCGGCAATGTCAAACACATTGTCTTTGTTTACACCTTCTGGAATCATGGACGGATCGAGCAAGTCACCCTCATGGTCACGAAGCGGGTGAATGCAATATGCAACTGTGTTGTCTTCTAAAGCTACAAGTTCATGTTCTTTGCCCGCTTTGATGTAAATCATTTGTGGGGCTTTGAACTCCGTAGCTATATTCTCCACAGTCACCTTTAAAGCACCGGCGGCTAAAAGTGTTAAATGGTCAAACGTATGTGAATGACCAAATTCCACATCGCCCGCTTTTTTAAAGTGCATTTGTTTAGACCAAAGATTGGCTACTACACCAATAGAAGCATCTGGTAATGTAGGTGTTGTCATAGTGTTACTGTTGGTAAAGTTCCAAAATTGCTGGTAATACTAGCCATCATTAACGCTTGTTTTTTAATTTGTTTTTGAACATCTGCTGGGCTTGGCACAACAACTCCGTCACTGTTTTTCCAAATTTCTGAACCATCGTCTTGCACTTCTACATAAGCACAGGGGTGCCCATGACAATGCAATTTATAAAATTCATACCCAACAGAAACTAATTCCAGACAAGCGTCTTCGTAAGTATCTTTATATGTATATG